ACCGCCAAGGTGGGCGAGCTCATCGTCGGCACGGCATCCTTCCGCCTGAGCGGGGGCACCTGATCGGAGGTGGCCCGTGGCTGACGTTCCAGACTCACAAGGCGCGACGTTGTATTTCAACGGGCTGGAGCTTGGCGTTCTTCAAGAAGTGTCGCCGGCGTTCGCAGCCGGCAGCGTCCATGAGGTGACGTCCTTGCGTTCGCCCGTGATTGGCTCTGGCCAGAACGCCCGCGTGATCCGGCAATACAACTGCACGAGCATTGAGCCTGGCACCATGCAGTGCCGGTTCCTTGGCGCTGCCGACCTGGCCCGCAACGACGTCGGCGGCCCGGGCACGCTTGTTTTGTCGTGGCCCGGCGGGCAGATCTCTGGCGATGCGTTCTGCTCCGATCTGCAAGCGACGTTCACCGTTGGTCAGCTGCGGCAATGGACCGCCACGTTTACGTTCACTGGCTTCTGAAAACAAGGAATCACACATGGCATACACGGCCGGAGACATCCTTGGCATCGACGACATCCGTCCGCCGCAGAAGCTGCACGTGAAAGCGTGGGACAGGGACGTTTACCTGCTCGACCCGACAGCAGACATACGGGACGAGTGGGAGATCTTCTGCGCCGCCAATCAAGGCAAGCGAGCGAGCTGGCGGGCCAAGCTGGCCAGCCTGCTCCTGTGCGACGAAAACGGCGCTCGGCTATTTGCGACGGACGCAGACGTGGCCAAGCTCGGCAAGAAGAGCGCTCGGGCGTTGCATGAAATTTGGCAGGCGGGGCAGTCGCTTCTGTCTGTCACAGACGCAGAGATCGAGGAACTTGAAAAAAACTGAGAAGCCGGCCGGATGAGGTGTTTCTCTACCGGCTGGCGTTAGAGCTCAAAATCCCGAACCCGGAAGCATGGAAGAAAAGACTGACCGTCAGGCAGTTGCGGAAGTGGATGGCGTTCTGGAAGGTCGAGCCGTTTGGCGACAGCTGGAGACGATCTGCTCGAGAGGCCCTGACAACGGCATCCGGGTTTGGTGCCAAGGTCGATCCAGATGCCGAGGAGAAGTTTCTGCCGAGTTACCGCGAGAAGCCGCAGACGCTCGACGACATACGCCGCGAGCTCGCCAAGATTCCGTCGTTCGCCGCACAGATGAATCAGGACACGTAAATGGCCACCATCGGCAAGGTATCGGCAGTATTCACGGCTTCGACGTCCGGGCTAAAGGCCGGCGTGCAGGATGCGTCGGCGTCGTTCAAGAAGCTGACCAACGACGTGGCGAGCGTTCGCGGGAGCATGCGGTCGCTGGTGGCCATCCAGGGTGCCCAATTGTTTGGGCAGATCACCAGCGCGATCGGCTCGGCCGCCAGCGCGTTCTACGGCATGGCCAAGGGCGAGGCCGAGGCAATCGACAAGACGAGCAAGCTGTCCCGGCGGCTCGGCATGACGTACGGCGAGCTGGCCGGGCTTGGGCTGGCCGGCGATCTCGCCGGCGTGTCGATGGAGACCATCGGCAAGGCGGCCACCAAGGCCGACGTGGCGTTCGTCAAGGCCGCCGAGGGCTCGTCGTTGGCCCAGAAGGCCCTGGCCGGCGTCGGGCTGTCTGTTGACGAGCTCCAAGGCAAATCGCCTGCAGAACGCTTCCAGATGATGGCCGACGCCATTGCCGGGCTGCCGTCGCCGGCGGAACGTGCTCGAGCAGCCATCGGGCTGTTCGGCAAGAGCGGGGCCGACCTGCTGCCGCTGTTCGAGGGCGGCGCCGGATCGATCAAGAAGGCAGTCGACGAGGCCAACAAGTTTGGGCTGGCGTTGACCGACGAGCAGGGCAAATCCGTCGAGGAGATGAACGACGCGTTTACCAGGGCGTATGCGTCGATCCAGGGCGTCGTGCAACAGGTCGTGGCTTATCTGTCTCCAGCCGTCCAGGGCGTGACCGACTCGTTCACGAACCTGATCGGGTCGGTCGGCGGCACGACCATCGGCCAGTTCATTGGGGAAGGAATTCTGGCGGGCGCCAGATTCTTGGCGGGCGTAGGCGACTCGCTGATCTCGGGGCTGCTCGTTGCGTGGAACTACGTCGGAAGCGTGGCGACGATCTGGTCTGGCATTTTCGACGCTGGCTACCGGTTCGGTTCGTTCTTGGCGGGTGTCGGGCGGGCTCTTCAGTTTGGCTTGCAGGCCGCCGTTCTTGGAGTCACGGCGACGTTTGCCGGGATCCTGACGGCTGTGCGTGATGCCGCCGCCCTGGTGGGCCTTGAGTCGCAGTCGCTGAATACATCAGTTGCTGCCATGGGCGGCTTCAACGATTCCGTGGCTGCGTCGATGAGCGAGACGCTGCGGCTCGGGCAGGAAAACATGTCGGCGGCGTTCGGCAGCGGCGTCGGAAGCCAAGCCAGCGGCCCGCTGGCGACGTTTCTGGAGGATGCCGTCAACAAGGCCAGAAAGGACGCTGCGTTCGTCAGCACGGCGAACCGCGACAACGTCGGCACGCCGGGGATGAGCAGCGAAATTGCGTCCAGGGAGGCGCTCAAGGGCATCGAGTCAAACTCGAAAGAGGGCATCTCTGAGATGTTCCGGCTGATGCGTGGCGGTGGCGAGATGAGCATCGCCGAGCAGCAGCTCGAGGAGCAGCGGAAGACCAACGAGCTGCTGTCGGAAAGCGATCCCGAACAAGTCATGGCCATGGCAGGAGGCTGACGATGGCTGTAGTAGCGTGTCTGGAAACAACTCGCGGCACCGGGCTTTCCGGCAAACACGGGGAATCGTTCACGTTTCCACGCAAGTGGATTATCCGCGTGGACAGCCCGACGACATCCCGCATCCAGATCGCACAATCGGCAGGAATCAGCTACGGCGACGGCTACCCCGACGCCACCGATCACAAGGCGATGGAATTCGATCTCACGGAGGAATCCGGCGACGGGATGCTCTGGGGCCTGACGTGGCGATATTACCTGCCGCCGGCGGAAAACACGCCAGACCCGTCCACCGGGCTGCCGGCTGATTATTGGTCCGGTGCCGGACGAATGAAGACCATTCCGGTGTTCAAGGACAAGGACGGCACGTCCATCGCCAACAGCGCGGGCGATCCGCTTGAGGGGACCGAGCGCGAAAGCACCGAGGCATCGCTCACGCTTACCAAGTGCTACGAAAGTTTGGCTACGTGGTCCAACTTGGCGAACTACTTCTCAAATTCAGTTAACGCATCGGCTTGGAACACGTCGTCGCCGCGCACGTGGAAGTGCGAGTTTCGCTCGTCACAGAAAAAGCTGCTGAGCCGGCTCGGTGCATCGCCCAAGACCTACTGGGAAGTCGTCTGGGATTTTGTGTACCGCGAGGAAACGTGGGACTACCAGCCGTGGGACATTGGATTCAATCAGCTCGTCACAAGCGACGGCACGCCGACCGCTGCTGGAACCAAACGAGCTGCGATCCTTGGGGCTGATAAAAAGCCTGTGAAGTCGCCCGTGGCGCTTGCTAGCGGCGTTGCAAAAGATCCCGGCCAGCCGCCAGACGCCCTGCGTTTTCATCTTTACCGAGAAGCCAACTTCTCCACTTTTGGAACGCCAGGCTGATGGCCAGACCACCACGCCAATCAGGGCGAAAACTCTCGCTTACGCCAAACACGGCCAGGCGTATCGCCAAGGCCGTGCTGTCGATTGAGCGCGGCGATGGATCCATCGACCCGCCGCCGATGCGGACCGGCAGCGACGGCACCGAGATCATTCGTGGCACGTTCTCGGGCGCGTGGGCCAAGGGCTCGACGGCCACGGTCACGGACGCCGTGCTGTCGAGCGTGAAGTACACGGCGAAGAACTACGCCGCATCGCTCTTGCCGTCCGGCACGATGGGCTGCCAGATCGCCTACGTGGCCGGCGAGTGGGTGCTGGTGGCGTGGGACTGGACGGGTCTCTCGGGCTACAGCGGAACCGCCCAGCAAGTCATCGCCCACGACACGAGCGGGCAGCTTGTGTGGCTCTCTACCACGGCCTGCACATGACAAGCATCGGCACGAAAAACGGCTCGGTAATCGTCAAAAATGGAAGCGTTGCGGAAAACTGCAATTGCTGCAACGCGTCGTGCTGTTGTGAATTTGTTGACATGCGTGCAGGCGGGGTCATTTTTCGCACTCAAGCAGACTCGTCATGCGTTTCCCGCTACAACCGAAAACTTAGTGCATGTAATCCTATTCCGATAACGGTGAATGTGTCCGGTGTTGTGGACGCTTCCTGGTCTGGGGAAAGTTCATTTCAAAATGTTGCCAACAAGTCGCTGTCGTTTGCGAACACTTCGCAAAGTGTTTATGAGCAATGCGGGCAAACGTACCTGTATGTCGAAGGGCCATCGGAACTAAACAGCGGTTTTTTTGTTGCGTCGTCATCGCTGTACGTCATCACGTGGTTTTCCCCGTACGATGTTTTGCGCGATTCTAGTGCTGAAACGTGCAATACCGGCAAAGTGCGCATGCGTGTCGAGGTAACTCTTGAGCGTATTTATAGAGTTGGATCATACGGTGCGCCGTTTAGGCTTTTGTACACTGGTTACTCCAAAACTGACTGCACGGATTTAGACTCATATCCTTCTTTGTCAAGCATGTTGTCGGGCAAATCTGCGACAATGACGTGCGACGGATCGTTCACGTACACCGGTGGGAGCTACACAGCGCAGCCGCAGACAATCACCGTGAGCTTTGACGCCAATCCGCTGCCGTGATCACTTGCCATCGCTCTCACCTTGATTCCCGTTGCCGCGAGCGCGGCTACACGCTCGATGAGGTGGTGTCGTGCGTCGTCTCACATAACGGCGACGAGTGGACGATCGATATTGACCACCCGGCGTATCCAAGGATCTCGCGGTTGCCGCAGCCACCAGCCGGCGGCCCCGGAACCGAGCTCAAGAAGCTGCTGGCCCGCGTCGGCATCACCGCCACGCCGGACTGCTCGTGCAACGCCCGGGCGGCCGAGATGGACCGCCAGGGCGTTGACTGGTGCGAACAAAACGTGGACACGATCGTCGGCTGGCTGCGGGAGCAGGCAGCTGCTCGAGGTCTGCCATTCGTCGATCTGGCGGGCCGGATGCTCGTGCGGCGGGCCGTGAAAAACGCCCGTAGGGCGAATGTTGACCGGTAAACACCGTTCAAAACAATCTGAGCATCCGACCACCGCAGGAGCTCGAGCGTGGCCACGTCGTTTGTACAAACACCGGCCGATATGTCGATCGAGTTCGTGGCCGGCGACGAGCTCAGCGTCGGCCTGGCGTTCAAGTCGGCCAACGGCACCACGCCGATCAACCTGACCGGCTACACGCTCGACGCCAAGGTGTTCGTCCCGACGTTCGCCAACCCGGACGGCTCGCTTGGTGCCGGTGCGTACACGATGGGCACCACGGCGGCCACGTTCACCGTGTCGGCCGTGTCGCTGTCTGGCGGCACCGTGAACATCGGTCTGAACGAGACGCAGACGGCGGCCCTGAGTGCCGCCGTTGGTTACCGGTGGTACTTCCGGTGGACCGACACGTCGGGCTACACGCTGACCGTATTGTCCGGGACGTTCAAGGCGAGGATCCCGTGAGCGTCACCGTAACCGTAAACGGACAGACAGGCCCGTCTGTCGTTGCCACCACGGGCAACAGCGTCGTGGCGACGGTGACGTCCGCCCAGGCCGTCAACGTCACGGCCTCGCCGGCGGCCACGCCGGGCGGCATTGGCCCCCAGGGGCCGCAGGGACCGCCCTATACGGCGATTGCCGTTGGCAACACCTCGACGCTCTCGTCGGGCAGCTCGGCGACGGTCACGGCCACCTCGACGAACAACGGGGCGAACCTAACGCTGGCGTTCGGGATCCCGCAGGGTCCGGTGGGACCGGCCGGGCCGACGCCCACGCTGACGGT